CACATCTTCGACTAGTAAATCTTTCATGTCTTTTGTGCCACCATGTTCTAGGTATACTCTCTTAGTAACACCTAAGTTAGTTTCACCACCTGGGTCTTTTGGATGGTTTACATAACCACCTTCATGGTGTAAAATAGTTTCTAAGCACTTATCATAATTTGCTTGCATTGTTAGTTTCCTTTTGTTAACTTTAGTAGTTTCTCTACCTGTGCCTTGATAATTGGACCTCTATTAGGCCAATGTATGTAAGGTTCGTCTGACTTCATAAGATTGTAAAGAAACGGAAGTATCAACTTCTCAATGTCTTTAAATCTACCTGTAACATCAGCACTTTCAAGTGTCTTTGTTACAGTTTCTTTTTCTGCCACGATTTGCATAATCTCATTCATCATTGACTTAATATCGCCAACATCTGATTTAACTTTTGCAATCTCTAAATTTGAATTCTCAACTAGTTTAGGGTCAACAGACGGTTCTGCTTTTGGTGTAGATGAAACAGGTACCATACCCCAATCATCTGTAGTATCAAAACCACGCATAAAATCTGGTATATCTTTACTTGCCATATTTCTTCCTCTGTTCAGCCTGTCGTTTTTGGTGTTTCTTTACAACAGCCTGTGTTTTAATTTCTTTAGCAGTTCGTGTACCATGTTGTTGTGCAAACTCAGAAGCTGGATGTGCCTCTGCAATTCTACTTTGCATTTCTTTCCAACCATTATCATTTTTCATAGCACCCATGCCTACGACACCACTAGATATATTTATCTTTGACAACAACTGTTTTATATGCTTATTCTTCTTCATATAAGATTCTTTTTCAGCAATAGTCATCATGTCTGTCCAGACTTTACCAGTTTTAGTATTCTTAAAATCGTATGTTGGCATTATTTCGCCTTGAATGGGTCTTTTACTATAAAGTATTTGTTAAGCATTTCTAATTGGTCATCATAATCAGCAATAATCTTTAATTCTTTTTCGATTGTTTCTAATGTATCAGGATGCTCGGCAATACCAGCTGTTTTTTGTAGTAATATTTCTACATTGACTTTATGTTTTTCGATATGACCCATAGCATGTGCTTTTAAGGCCTCAATCATTTTTTCACGCATTTATTAACTCCTATATCTCTGCCGTGTTTTGGTAGTATTTAACACCCTCAATATACCATTGTGGCACTACTGCTGGTGATTTCCATGTTGCAAATCTTTGCTTTTCTATGCAATAGTATTTACGATATGATTCAACTGCGTCACCAGGTATCTTACAATGGTCAGGCATTGCTGGTTTCGGGTCAGTTGCAATTTTATTATATTTAGCGTTCTTAGGTGGATGTTGTAATATATCACCTAGTTTATCAATAGTCAAATGATTTTTTGTATGATTGTATCTTTTTTTGTATTCTTCATTAAGAGCAATCATATGTTTATATAACCACATGTAATTGTATGCCGATTCAAACAACCATATTGTACTTGGATGTTTTACCCAACCTGCTTTGTATAACAAAGGTTCTAAGTTGGTGTTAGGATGTCGCCATCTTTTAATCTTACGACCATTCTTGGTCTTATCATAATATTCTACACCGTCTAATACTCTGTGACAGGTTGATAATAGTTGTGCTGATTCTAAAATCATTTTGACAATGTGTTTGTCACACATTTGTTCAGCAGCTCTAACAGGATGTTTATCTACATAAAATACATTCATAATTAATTAATTGTCTTTCTAAAGTGTTCTTCACGGTTATACATTTTACATAATTTAGAAAACACACCAAACCAGAAATTCTTAGCCCAATCTGTTTTTGCTCCTCTACATGCTGTTTCAGCATTATTGATTCGCCTATCTTTTAATTTCTCACTAATCATGTTATACATTATATACTACTTTCACCTGTTTGGCAACCACCTATTAAGATAAATCCATTATTTGATTAAGTTTTATCTTGATTTCGTCTGGATTTAGACCTAATTTACGCAATTTATCATAGTCTTTGGTCTTTAATTCACCAGTACCTATTTTTTTAAGAATATCTTTATAAATTTTTTCTCTATCTCTGACTCTTTTCGCTCTAACTTTTGCGTTAGTAGCTTCTTTTTGGTAATCTTTTTCGACTTTGGTTTTTTCTTCTTCTTTAACAAGTTTTCTACTCCGTAGTGATATGTTGGCCGCTATCAATAACAATACTGCCAATGGGTCAAATACAAATATCAATACTATTATTACCCACCTTACAGCCTCATCAAAATGGTCTTTTGCCGTATCACCATATATTAATTCTGCAATATATTTAATTGGTCCTACTTCAGCCTCAATCTTCTCTTGTTGTAGTTCTAAAGCAGACTTGGCTAATGTAAGTTTACTCATCTCATCTATTGCATTTGAGATGGCCAAGTTCAAAGCGTCACGCTCTGGTTTTTGTTTTTCTCTTTCTTTAAGACCTCTTGTGACATATTCCATGTCAATATACTTTTCAAGTGTCTTATCTAAAAGAGTTAAAGTATTTTGTGACCTTTTTATAATAGTATTCTGTTGGTCTATTTGTGTCTGTATCAGTTCTATTCTAATATTATTACTAGCAGACGGTTGTACTTGGTCTAGGTGTGCCTTTGATAGGAAACCAAAGATACCCATAGATGTAATAAAAACTAAAACTATAACTGCAAATGTTAAGTATGCTCTTATAGTCTTAGGTACTAATTTGTTTCGCCAGTTATTATATAACCATGAGGCGGCTACTAATTTACCAACCTCTAAGGCACTACCCATAGCGATAATAGGTACTACTGCACCTGCGAATAAGGCCGTTAATCCAGCAATTGAATAACCAGCGGCTATTACAGATATAGATATGGCACTTAAAAATACGATTATAATTGTTAACATTTTACTCCGATTTTAATGTATATTCTTCTCTTAGCATTTTGATAATTCTTTTTACTTTATCAAAATAGTTCTTATCAGAAGCATAGGCGTCAAGTGTCATAACCAATTTAAATGGGTCATTAATATCTTGTCCATGTTTAAGTTTTCTATACTCTTCAAAGTTCGTACCATTATTTAGGATATTAATATAATGTTGTACTGAATCACATTCATGCGTATATACCTTTACACCCCACTTCTTAGGGTTGTTAGATGGTAACATATGTGGTTCTCTTAAATCATATGTACGAATACCAAATAGATTTCTACCCTCTAAGGCAAATCTACTATTACCCCATGCACTCTCTAAGGCAGCCTGAGCCACCAATAGTTCTAAGTTTACAGGAAATATATCTGTTGTGGTATTGTAAATATAGTCAACACAAGCAATTGTACTATTAATAAATGTTTGATTGTTTGACCTTTCAAAGTTTGGTAATGTGTGAGTGGTAATTGCCTCTAAGGTTTCTACCACTTCTTGTATTTCAAGTTCTTGTTTTGCGTGGAGCGCCTCGTTCTTTTCAGCTGATACAACATACCATATACCAGAAACAAACAAGATGACCGTTACAGCCATCAATGTTTGTAATATTGTTTTGATTTTTTGTTTCATTAGGCTTTCCTAATAATGATATATTCAAAACTTGTAATAGTTTGTGGTTCGTTTTCGCCGTACTCTGACCATGTACCGATTTTGATATCCTTATTACGCTTCTGAAAGAATTGTAATTCTGGTTTATCCATATACTTCGACATGTTTTTAAAAATCTTTTCAGATTGTTTTTCTGTGAAGTTGTTACAGACATCTGTAGACCAATTGCCAGTATAGTAAGTCATTTTCTTTTCATTACTATTAATGAAGTGGTCTATCTGTTTAGGTACGCCACTAATAACTGATTTTAAATAGTGGTCTAGTTCTTTTGATTTTGTTTGTTGTGCCATGATATAGTTTTCCTTTTCTCATTTATATTATAAATCTGCAATTTTGAATTTCTTGATTACATTTTTAGTTGGTATAACTGTTGTGTTACCACCATCTGCCAAGTCACCATTCTCTTCATAATTGTAGTCACTCATCAATACATGTACTTTCTTGTCATTCTTGACCAACCAACCAGTTGATACACAAATAGCAGGTTTCATGTTTTGAATTTCTTTCATTGTTTTCCAACCAGCGTCTGATTGAATATCCTCCCAATACACTAAATAAAAATCATATGTAAACGGTATCTCCGGTACATCATCTCTAAATTTTCGTGATTGTTTCTTTGCCATATGTTATGAACATTCCTTATCAGCAATTTTCGTGTCTTCTAATAAAGAACACTTATATTTACTGTCTGCGTTTTGTCTTAACTCAGCGGCTAAACTTTCTAAGATAACAGGTAAGTTCTTTTCTAAAACATCTGTCATCTGTAAAGCAAAGTTATATGCCAACTTTTGCATTTCTGATTCTAGTACAGACATATCTACACCGTTACCAGAAACTTTTTCTTTTATAACATGAGCTATGACGGCCGTGTTATAATCATCTGCTTTTGCTTGTGACGGAAACCACATTCCCCATATGATACCGTTAACAATTAAAAGCGTTATTATCAATTTATTATTCATAATGTATCCTTTCTCGATTATTTATGGTACCATTATACACTAAAAAACACCTCGAGTCAAGCACTTTTTCACTTTTTTAGCGCTTTTTTTTAGTCTTTTTATGCTTTTTTTAGGGCTGCGACAGAATTATACACTATTCTGGTCGTACAAACTTGTCATTCCAACCAAATGCCTCTTTGACAACTGATTCGGTAAGACCTTTATACATCTTATTCAATGATTTGTTCTTCATTCCCATTAAGACCTTAGCTTCGTCTTGATGTAAACCCTCTAACATTTGAATAAACATTTTTTCTTTTTGTACTTTATTAGTTTCATTATCAGCACCTTTTACGAAATGCCATAGTCTTTTAGATTCGTTTCTTAATAGACCATGTTCAGTTCCAATTGGAGCTTCGTTTGCCATATACGGTGGTTCACCTGCTGGTAAATCCCATATAATATTTGGGTCAAATGCACCTTTTAAAACTTGTTTAAGAGGTGCTGTTGCACTTTCTCTTAATACTTGAATTTTTTTAGGTTTATCTTTTGCGTTATTAACTCTTTTTAGAATTTCAGACATTAGTTCTACTGTCTGTCCCATACCAGATGTGCCTTGATTAGTTTTCATAGCAGCTGGATTCATTAAATGTGGGTGTCTTGCTTGTTCGGCCATAATTTTCTCCTTCAGTTTTTCATATATTCGATAATATTATTTATCCATGA